GCTGTAGTTGATACAACTCCAAGTCTTGTTAATGCTTTTACAGAATAGTTAGTACCACCTGTAGTATCTACTTCACCATTTCCAGTTCCTGCTAGATATACTGTTGATGATGTCGAATAAGGATTAGTTGTATACAAAGATAGTGAAAAATTATTACCGCCAGAAGCTTTAAAGTTATGATTAGCTTCAAACAAAGCACCTCTAAAACTAAATGGTATTATATTTGCCATATTTTTTTATCTCCTTAATTAACTTGATGGTGGTTTAACGTTAAGTTGAGCGCGAACTTCACCATCTTGATATTCGTCTCTGCGTCTGATACCGATTTGCTCGATAGCGTACGATTCTAAAGCTTGATTATAAGCTTGCTGATAGTATTGTAACATATCCTGCGGGCCTTTCAAGTATGCATATGTATTTACCAGACAAGCGTACAAAAGTAAATCTTGATATTTGTTTGACAGATAAGTTCCTACTGTAGCCGGAGCGGGAGTAGATGTTGTATCTGTAATCGTTTCTGGTTCTTTATCATATGATATTGTAATTTTATAAGTTTTATCAGGCGTTGGAGCCACTACCCAAAATTCTTCATCCCAATTAGCATAATATTTAGGTATATCTACAGCTTGTGTGTCTGGAGTAGAATAGTATTCTGCCATAAAACTAGTGTCTCTTTGTTCTAAATAATATTGATTTCCAGCCGAGTCTGTAAATTGCACATATCTAATTGCTCTTAAATTATCTGGAATAGTTATATATCTGTTTCCAATAATTGCATTTGATGTTGCATAGAATACATTTTGATCTGTATCTATTTGTCTGTAAATGCCATTTTCAGCATTTTTAATAATAGTTCCCAATACAGAATCAGTTAAAACTTTTGGAGTTGTAGCTCCATTATCTACTTCTGTATATCCTCTAATATCAGTTCTTAAATTATCTAAAGTGTATGCCATTATCCGTTTACTACCTCTAATGTTACTGGTCCCGCGGAACAATTATCTCCGCCTCCAGATACTCCACCACTTGTAGCAGAGCTTGTGCTTGTTATATAAAAATAATTTATTGGGTCTGTTAATGAATCAGTTGTAGTTGCACCTGTAACATTACCAGATGAATCTATTTGACCTAATGCAATTGTAAATCCATTTGCACTATTTAAATCACTGACATTATCAAATGTGGGTATGTTAGCAAACTGTTGTAAGTTTGGAGTATCATCACTATCACCACCAGGCCCAGCAGTAATTACTTCTGGTTGTCCTCTAAATCTTACGATATCACCGGCAGCTCTTTGATGATCTTCTGAAAAAACATTTACGTAAGTTGTTCCTGAATAGATAACAGATGTAAATGGATTGTTACCTAAAAGAATCAAACTAGCTTTTGAAGCTGGTTGTGGTCTTGGATTAAATAAAGCTTGTGCATCTGATCCAACTGGTTTTGGTTGAAGTTGTGGTTGCTTTGGTTCATATTCTGAAGTGTGAACTAAAGATCCATTCCATTCTCTAACCATTTCATCATATGGAAATGCCATTCCTGATCTATCAGAAATTGCTAATGCTCTTTTACCTGATGCATATCTAGCCATTATACTCCATCTCCATAAAATGTTTGTGGTGAAATGAAAGTAGATGTTCCTTGATTGTCTGCATCAAGTGCTCTTAATAATTCACTTTCATATCTTCGTTCTAATTCTTGACTCATCTCTGGTGAATATTTTTGACTTAAGTAATAAGCTAATCCAGACATCATACAAGGATAGAATCTATTTACAACATCAGATGTATTATTATATGCACCTACGTCTTGAATTTTAGATAAATAATAAAAACAAAATTGAAAACTAGTTGGTGTAGTTGTACTCGATACACTTGAGCTTGGTGTTGTGTATAAAAAAATACTTGGATTTAATTTTCTTTCTACATAATATTGTGAAGGTGTACCTTTAGCTAATTTATTTGGTGTTTGTGAATATGCTGATCTATCAATTTTTGTAAGTGCAATATCTTGAGGTGCAGTTGTAGTAGAATTATTTCTATAATATCCTTCTAAAACTGTATCAATATCTTGTGGAAAATTTTCTGAATCAGATGCATAATTGTATTCTGCTTGTCCTTCAACTAATGGAACTTTAGCTAGTTTTACTTTCCATAAATGAACACCTCTATTGCCCCATTCTTGAAACATTATATTTAATGATCTTCTTGCAGATCTTAATTGATAACCTGTTCTAGTTCCTTTTACACCTGTTCTTTCAAATGCTTCTTCTATAACTTCATCTATTTGTGGATTAAATTCTGTAGTTTCCGAAGTTGGTGAAATAGTTTGTGCAGTATTACCCATACCTGCGTGAGCAGTACAGTAATAAAATAATAAAGGTGCACCTGTAGTTCTTACTGGAGCAACAGTAAATGTTGTTTTTGCTCCTGTAGTTCCTGGTGTTCCTGTAGATGTAACTCCTGTAGTGTAAGCTGCAACAGGACTGTTATTTGGATTTCTAGAAAAAGCTATTTGATGAGTATCATTAGTACTATCAGACTGATCAAATATATAAGTATTGCCTTCTTGTAAATATAAGACAACATTAGCCTCTCCGTTAATATAATATTTATTACCGGTACCGTATTGATTTGTCCCCGTTGCTACGGTTACTTTATAAGTTATAGTAGCCACAATTTTACTCCTACGTAAATGTTATAGTAACACTTGGTGTAGCGGTTAAATCTAAATAGATTCCTTCTTCAAATAAAATTCCAGAACCAGGAACATAAAAATCTATTCCTTCAGTTCCAAATTCAAAAGTAGCTAATGCAGTTCCAGCTGCTCCACCAGATTTAAAAATTATTTTAGATCCAGCGGCACCTTCAGCTTGAATGCCAGTTATTCTAGCTCTTTGAGTTGTAGGAACCATTTGTGCGTCTGCTGTAGCGTTGGCTACTTGTTGATCACTTGAATATGATGCCATTTGTTTCTCCTGTTAAATTTTGTGTGGGCCGAAGCCCACACTCAATTAATTAATTACGCTGACTCTTTACCTTCGTCTTGAACGTGATAAAAAATTGTACCATCTAAAGTACCAGCTGTTGCTGCTGCACCTTGACCAGCTACAATTTTAATATCGTGAGTCATTTTAGTTAGGCCTAAATCATTTCCTGCAGTTGCAGAACTTGGTAGAATCATTTCTTGTGCATCATCTGCAGCTCCATTATCAACGAAGCCATCAGTGTCAACAAAAGTTACACCATCTACTAAATCTACAAATCCAATATCAATTTTTCCACCGGCTGCTGCTTGACCATTGAAAATTATATAATCAATGATTGCATTTTTTGGAAGTCTAACGATTCCTGTATCAGTTGATGATACTTGTGCGTCAGTTCCTGCTGCTGCGTTAGTTGCTGGAACGTGAAATTGAGCTACCATAGACATACTACCTGCATAGTTTAGTCTATTTCCACCGTTGGATCTAACCATTCCTCCGAAAGTTGTTTTACTTGTCATTTTATATTCCTCCTAGAATACGTAAATATAATTACCTAGGGCATATCGACTATACGCGTTTATATTTACTTATTTGTTTAATGTATAGTGAGTAATTTATATACTAGTTTTAAGTAGAGCGCAAGAGAGCCTGCAATGTGAAGTGATTTTTCAACGATGTAGCTTTTTTATTAAGTAGCTACAGAAACTTGTGGAGCCGAACCTTCAATAGTGTTCTGCCTGTGAGCAATAGCCGCTTCTTCCAGCTTGATCTTTGTGATGACTTCTTTAACTTTGTCATCGATCCTGACCATTTCAAGAGTATATCTACCATTAGATAGATGCTCCTGTTCCCACTTCAACTCCAAGGACCTTTTTGCTTTGTATAGGTCTTGTATCATCAATAACCTCCTCATAAGTTATTCGATTTAACGGAGAAAACATTCCCGTTGTTTCCCAGATAATATCATTTTTCCCTAGCTTGTCAACTATTGATTGTTCTAAAGAAATTGGATTATCTTCTGCTTCTACTTGGAATTTTGCGTGGCGATCGTACGCCCATATATTTACTAGGAATTTAGTCATTTTCTCACCCTATATTGAAAAAGGGGCCGAATTGTGTCGGCCCCTAAATTTTATTGATTACGTTGCGTTTGAACCGAAGATACCTCTTGGATCAGAAAATCCAAATACATATCTTTCTCTCGCTTTGTATCTAACGTTGCCTGTATCAAAGTCACCTTCCATTGAAGTT